TTAACTAGTTGTCCTCTTGATATTGCCATAATATTATACTCCTATCCTATTATATACCTGTTGTGCCTTTTAAGAAATGCTCGTTAATCATAACAACCAAATTAACATTTGCAGAACCTGCAGTGTTATTATCTGGATCTTTTGATATGCCAAGTATTCTTAATTGTGCAGTACCAGTCTTCTGATCAGACGTTTGTAACTCTACTTTAGAGATAAAGTCTGGAGAAGAACCTGAAGCATACACAATATCGGCGTTAAGGCCGACGTCAGCTGCTGCTGTTGCGCCGTCCGCTTGTACTTCAAACCTCTCATACGGATCATCAGCTACAAACCCTTTGATATCAGTCGCAGTGTTTGATGCATTTAAATGATTCGCAAAAGTAGGCTTCTCTGTTGATGCGTCAGTAAAAAAGACACCCGTAAGTGATCCTAATAATGTATCTGATGCTGCTGCTACAGTGATTGTTCCAGTTGCTGCCATTTCGACAGGGTCTTGGAAAAAGATCGCTGATGCAGAAGCTGCGATATCATACTCGGATAAACCTTGGTTGTCTCTATTCTGACCTACTTTGCCAATCGGTTTTAAACCGAAGGCAGCGTCTTTGTTTGCCATAGTTTTGTCCTCCTTAAAGACATTTGTTAGTTTATCCGGGGACTAGAAATAGTTAAAAAATTAACTTTTCTTCGTACCACCGAAAGTAACACGAGTTTGCCTATCAATATTGATTGGCATTCTACGGTCCTGTTCCTTCATCAAATCGTTGTCGACAGCTTTTACCTTGTCTTCGTGCATTCTCTGATAATAATCAGATCTTGCTTTTGCGACAGATTCAGGTACCCTTGTCAGCACAAGGCCACCGTGTCCAATTACTCCAACGTATTTTCCATCTTGATAGGATGGATAGTCTTGTTCAGGATACTCATCAGCTCTTACTAATTCATAACCAGATCGTAATCTGCCTTGAACGTTCTTAGTATCAGCGTACCCTAAAATTTCAGCTCTGACCCATCTGTGTCTAAAGCCATTAGGTGCGTTGGGCGTATCTAAATACGATGGTGGAGTCCAAGGTTTTACTTGTTCAGGTGGTTTAACCTGAGTAGATCTAGACTCAACCTTTGTTGTCTGACCTTTACCTTGACTCGCACGATTATCGGCTTTTTTCTTATTTGTACTCATATGCTATGCCTCCTTCGTGAGTTTTCTTAATTGTTCCGCATACTTATCTAGTGGCACATTCAATTTTTTAGCTATTGCTACTTGAGATGATGTGAGTCTCTGTACTTTGCGACCAGTTTTACTACTACGCGTTGCAGAAGCAACAGTTTGAGTAGGTTTTGTCGTTTCAGTTTCCTTTTTAACAAATTTCTGAGGAAATTCAAGTGCTATTCTTCTATCTATTTCCTTATAATATTCGTCAGGATAAGATTCAGGATCATAGCCTTCTTCTTCAGTTAATTGTCTATGTATAACCTTAGCTCCTTCAGTCATAACTCTATCCTTGTTAAACCAAGGGTTTTTAGTTAGCCATTCTTGAGCTTTTGGATCCACTCTATTTTGCTGAACAGATTGTTCATTGATAATTGGTTCTTCAACAGGCTGTTCTTTCCTTGCTGATTGTCTTGTTTTCATATCAACAAGTTTAGCCTCTTCATAACCTAATCTAGATATTTCAGCTTGAGCAGCAACTTCATCTTTAATGTTGTTTTCTTCTCTAGCTTTTGCAAGTTTTGCAACAGCCGCCTCCATACCTGATTTAATACGACCTTCCATCTCTGATACATAACTTGTATCAATTTTAGAAAGTCTGAGTTTTAATTTTTCTTGTTCTTCTAAAACTCCTTTAGCGTAAAGAGTAGCAGCTTCTTCTCTTCGCTCTGCTTCACGCATTTTTTTAGTTAGTTTTGCTATTCTTCTTTTTACACCATCAGAATAGTCATCTAACTCTTTCTTTTGTTCTTCTTTTACTTCGTCCTTTTTCTCTTCACTTGGTTCTTTATCGTCCTTGTCAGTTCGAACATCCAACTGCTCACTAGATTTCTCAGTTGTGTTATTGGACTCGTTACTGTTTTCATTAACTTCAACATTTTCTTGTTCCTTTTCATTTGGTATTTCAACCTCTGCTCCCGGACCAGAAGTATCAATGTCTACTGTTTTTTCTATTTCTTGCATAGTCCTCTCCTATGTTTGTTAATATTGATGAAGTATATCTTCGGGTTTTTCGATGGTTGCTAACACTTCATCATCATTTAGCAATCTAACTTCTCCTCCATCGATTTGTATTCGGCTACCTGCATACCTTGCAAAAATAACCCAATCTCCTTTTTTACACCACGCTCCTTCAGGATATCTTTCCTTATCATAACAATGTGGACCCATAGCTAATACTAAACCACATGTTGAAGCCACTTGTTGTCTCTCTAAAGTTTCTTGTCCTAAAAATAAACCACCCTTGGTTTTTTCAGGCATTTTAAATGGAAGAACTAAAATTCTCCATCCTGTTGGTTGTGGAAGTTTTTCTGATTCTTTTGTTTTTAAACGTTCGTAACCTTCAATTTCTTTTTGTTCGTCTTCTTTATATTTTTCTTCTAAGGCTAGTCTAATCTTCGGAGTCTCTTGTTTGTCCGAATTTGACGATGTTATCTTTGTTTCTTTTTTTTCCATCTTTTTGCTCCTTTGGGTTTAGCAGGTTAGAGATTTCCTGATCTATTTCTTTGTAAACTCTTGCTTGTCCTAGTAAATACTTGTATTTTTCCATATTGTCAACACCACCGGCAACCATGAGTTCTCCAACTTGTTGGTATTTATCTCTAAGGTGTTTCCTAAGTTTAATTAAAAATTCCTCTACATCCATTATTTTTCAAACGCCTCCAATGATTCTAATTTTTCTTTAGCATGTCCTATTTTAGCTAAAAGCTTATCTATCTCTTCTAAATGTTGAGGATGCTCACCAATTCCTACTGAATTAGTAAGGTATATGTTAATTATAGCATCAGCTTCTGCTATATCTGCCTCGTATCTAGCACGAAGTGCGTTTACCATTCCTACTTTACTCACGTTTTCCTTCCTTTCCTAATTGCTTCCTTACCTTTTTTAAATATGCTAGCCACCTTTGCCTTACCCATAACTTTCGCTCTTTGCTCACCAACCGTAAGGATCTGTATTTTCCTTGCGTATGGTTTACTGATTCGTTTAACTTTCGATACAGTTTTGCGAGCATCTGTAGGGGTTGCAAACTTAATTCTAACAGTGTCTTTAGGATTCTCATCGGTATATAATCTCCTACCAGAACCTTTTGGTTTTTTACCAGTGCCTACTTTAGGATCTTTTTTTGCCACCGATAACTCCTTTTAAGGTCTTAGCTTGACCTGCATGCAATTTAGAGGCTTTCTTTAAACCTTTAATCACTTTTTTGATTTTTTTCTTTTTGCTATTTTTTAACATTTCCATCTCCTTCTTGCCTGACGGATACGTGAGTTCGGATCGTTTCTTGTTTTTGCTGATGATCTTTTGAGTTGTCCTAGTGATCTTGCGCAGAAAGATTTTCTACGTTTAGCAGCTTTTGATCCTGGCTTCACTTTTCCAGTCACGGCTGTTTTTAGTTTTGAACCGGGATTTAATCTTCTATAGGCTTTGACACCGGCTCGAGTCATACCTGCTCCAGACTTTGTGGGTCTGTAGTTCTTTTTATTTCTAGGAGGCATTGTGCCTTTTGAAAAACCTGATCTTATTTGAAAATCGTTTCTCATCTTTTAAATCCTTTTAACATGTTTCCATAATATTTTTCATAAGATTTATTAGATAGTGTTTTACCACCATAATTAGATTGTATTGCGGGTCCGATGTAACCCCCTGTAAATCTTTTTTCTCTTTTTGCAAAAGTTGCTGCTCTATCTGGTGTTGGACCTTGATTAGCTTTGGCTTGTTTTCTTCTTACGGCACCCGCACGCTGCCCTTTGGACATCGCTCTTGCTTTTGCAATGGGCACGCATTTTGGATAATTTTTTCTTTTTTCTCCACCACTCCGACCACATTTCGGGTATGAGCCATCTTTTCGCTTGTTCGCAATATCGACCCAATTTTCCTTTACCCATGCACGTAGTCCTTTTTTAGCCATTACATTTCAACCATAGTGGTCATATCAATTAAACCACCATTAGCTGCCTTCTTCCTATTTTTCTTTTTGCCACCTGGTGTAACCTTACCAGAGCAAACTGCAGAGGCATACATGTTTGCGTACGCGGAAGGGTAGACTTTGAATTTACGCTTCGCTGCTGCTTTACCTCTTGGACATAGTTTAGCCATTATAGTCCTCCTTTTACTGCTTGTTGACAATCAAGGCATCCTTTAATGAACCTAATATGTCTAAAGCATTTAGTTAGAACAACAGGTTTTGGCACAAGGACCTCGACCTGATGTTTTCTTTTTTTAAATAAACTCTTAATCCAGTTCCACATTATTTTTTCTTAGCTTTTTTCTTTTTAGCCATGACGTATTTTTTTAATTGTGGTGGAATTTTTCCGCCTTTTTTAGCTTCCGCTCTTCCAAGATCTTTTGCACCTTTACCATCAGCTGCATAGAAAGGAACTTTTTTGCCACCTTTCATAACCATTTTTAGAGATCCGCCACCTGCTTTTTTCACACGACCGCCACCCATGTAGCCTTTTGGTGAAACTTGCTTGTTGTACAATCTATTTGCCATTATTTTTTTCCTCCGTTTCTAAATATTTGTGTCCCCTTTATACCAAAAATACTAGCTACGACAAGGATCCATAAATTCGTAAACCAGCTTGGAAGCGATTGAAAGTATTCAAAAAACAATTTTACTTTTTCCATTGCTTCCGGATCGT